TGTCCTGGTTGGCTGGCATAACGACTGCACTGGCTTCTAACATCAACGTAGAGTGAAGGTGCAATCCTTGAGGAGTGCCTCGCTCATAGTCGGGAGGAAGTTGAGTTGCATGAACGACTTGATAACCAATACTTCCACTACGAATGAACTTCTTGGACCAGAGGTCGAAAGTCTGCTCGCAGAAAACTGCGTGGTCGTATTCCTGACCCTTGTCTACTTGGGTAAGTCCTCGTCCTTGGTAAATGAAAGCCTTGACCTTGGCTTCCTTGGAGACAGTGTCGATAGTTACCGTATACGCACTGGTTTTTGGGTCTTCGGCTAGTCCAATGGGAAGGGTAACTGCTTTACCGTGGTCAAACAAAATTACAGGATTTCGCTTATGTCTAGAGGTATCAATCCCCCCTACTTCTAATAAGTCCCCAACTCCATCACGTCTATGTCCATCAGCAAAGGGAATAACAATGGACATCTCGGATTCGTTGACTTCCGGGTCTGCTTCTCCTACAACGTCGAGACCATACTGACCGTCCCCTGCCAACTTGTAGGCAAAGCGACTGCTGTCCAGGTTTTTATTCCTGGTGTTGAGAATATCGTAAGTTGAAATTCGAGAAGTGGATCGTAAATGAGAAGGATCTACTACAGCCACGAACATCCTCTGTCGGAGGAGTTGTAGTTGATCTTAGAAAGGTGATTGAGCTAGGAAAGGTGAGACTAGCGGGGCTTGCTCTGAGGTGTGGTAATCTTTTCCATCAAGAGTTGAAGTTGACCATCATTGGTTAGAGCCAACTCAGCCATCCCAATCAAGTCTTCTACTGTCTTACAACAGGAGGAAACCTTTTGGGCAAAGGCCACTACGTCTTTGAGACTTTCACGAAAGGCGTCTTCAGTTGAAATTTTCTGGTCAGCCATATACTTGCTCCTACTAAGTTATAGTTCATATTACTGACTGACCCATAATTATGTCAACTCGTAATGATCAAAAATCACTCTTTCACTTCCATTCCTGGGCTTGCTTCTTCTCCCCTTCAACATACTCCAACTTGGCGACCCTGATTTCCTCATCGGGCATTTCTTCCTTCAGTCGTTTCATCAAGGTCTTGCGGTAGATCCCCCACCAGTCACGGTCGGTTGGTTCAGAAGGTGTTTCCATTGCTTTCACATCCTGCTGCATTCCCGCTTCACGAATTTTCTCTACTTCTTTGAGAGCTTCTTCCTGCTCAGGAGAAATATCAATGTCTCGTCCATCATACTGTGAGTAGTTCACGATTTCTTTTTCACTTTCTTATAGAAATATTGGAGATATTCGTTAAATGCTTTCATACATTTGGAGTCTTCTCGCAGGTCAAAATACATGCGGTTGGTACTTCCATTCTTCCACCACCAATCTCTACCTTCCTGAGTTGCCATTACATCAAGAATGTCTTTAGCGTTTGGAAACTCTTTGCGTAAGTCTTTCTGAAGCGTTTCCGGTTTGATGTCGGAAATTCGACAGTTATATCCGAAACGTGGCCAAACCCAATAACCGATGTCTGGACGTTGCTTACCTTTATTATTAGCGGGGTTATTCCAGTCCCAATCAGGAGTTTCTCGCCGTGCCGCACTACAACGAATCCTTCGGAAATTCCTCTCCTGTGCAGCAAAAACTTGTGAGGAGAAAATGGGGAACCCAACACCACTTCCCATTGGAACGTGCGGTTTGAGATAGAAGGTGTTATTGTAAAGTTCCAGTTCCCCCTTCTCATTCTTGAAAATCTCTCGTTCCATTGTGAAGAGTGGGTTGTTAACGAAAATCGTAACGTGGGACTCGTTACTATCAGCAGGGGGGTAGTAATCAATAGTAACTTCGGAATCTGGATCTTCTGCTCCGGTGAGTGTAACCACTCCGGGTATATTCAGACCTAAATCCTTGATGGCTTGACGCACCAATTTATGGTTCTTCTCTGATCCTCCAAAAGAGACTTGTGCCTCAGTACGTTCCCCATCTTCATCTATCTCTTCGGTTTCAAAAGTTTCTTGCGATGGATGTCTACTAGGAGGTGAGGTCCTTTCCCCATGAGGAGGATTGATTTGCTGTTGTGTTTCTTGTTGCTGCTGTTGCTGAATAAGTTGTGTGGTGTCAACAATTTGCTGATGTTCTGCATCGAGAACTTCAGGAATGGAATTCCCGCGTTGAACCAAATCCTGAATTGTAGAGATTGTTTCTTCAGCGGTAAGAAAATGTCCTACTCCAATCTCACCGAAAATCTGATCATAGATTGCTTTCATATGATCCCATTCTTCATTTTCCGCCAAGGAGGACAACTCAGAAGAATCTCGTTGGAGAAGATTTCTCATATCCTCTACCATACTATCCAATGACTTACTCTTCCAGTTGATACCACTGCTTCTTCGTCCAGCATCGTTCTCAGCTTCTACTCGCTCCATGACAAAACGGTCTCCCACACCAAGGAGACACGTTTCACAAAGGTTCTCATTGCCCTTCTCACACACTACGTCATACTCATGGAGTCTGGCTCCACAACCAAAACACACTCCTTCTTCTCTTGTGTATGTTTTGAAGAAGGGACTTGGTTTAACTCTTAAGTTCTTAATGGTCTTAGGTGATGTCTTCGTCAAATCAATGAAAGGAGTGAAAGGAACTACCAAACCCTTGCTGTTCTCCTCCGGGTACACATCTTCATTGGCAATACCACCTTCTACCTCCTGACTAGCTTCCTCTCCTTCTGGAGTAGCTTCCTCTTGTTGTGGTAATGGAGAAGCCCCTATACCAAGATAGTCATCCATTGCCTGATCGTCAGCTACTACCTTCAAGGCTTCTGCGGTTTCATCTTCTGGGGGCTGGGGCTGGTCCTTTACCAGTCGATCGGCAATTTGGAGTGCTTGATTTTCATCTTCGGTTTTGGAAAAGGCCATAGCTAAGGCAGAAAGATACCACTCCGGATTCTTGGCAGAATTTAGTTTGTTGGCCAGGGTAGTAGCAAAGTCACCTTCTCCCTTTTGGTGGTAGGGGAGATCCTTGGCATCCCACTCTGGCTCTCCTTCCTCACCTTCTTCCTCAACAGCATCTCCCACTCCGGCCAGGAATTCTTCCGCCCGCATTTGCAACTCCGTAAATCGTTCTAACTCCTCTTCCTGAGGAATTCCATAGTCGGAAGGGGAGTTAACCGCATCCCATACTTCTTCGGAAAGCTCTGTATTCCCGGCTTCCATCAAGTCAGCAGCTAGTTGTTCAAGGTGTTCCCAATCGAAGTAAGGAGCATTTTCGTTGACATTCCTGCCAAATTGGTCCAAGGCTTTGATCCCTTCCGTATCATCTTCATCATCAAGAAGACTTTCCAACCACTTTATTTGTTCTTCGTAGGTTGGTACAGTGTCCATACCTTCCGGTAAAATAACTTGTCCATCACTATCCAAACTGACAAGACTCAGAGACAAACACTCTTCTAACAAATCATCCCTATAGCCCCAATCTCTATTAAGAGTGTTTCTTACATTGTAAGTTTTGGAATACCTCTCTACGGTGTTGTCAATGGGATCACCTTCAATCTTAGCAATAAGGTGTTCCAACTCCTCAATCTCATTGCGGATTAGCCCCGCTACTTGATCACTATAGGTTCCTGGCCGACCCATAGACTCTATGTTCTCTTCTAAAAGTTCTACACTTAGCATCAAACGTCTAGCAACACCATAGTCATCGGTACTTAGTCCTACTCTTCTAGCATCTTCCAACAGCTCTCGGATATACTCAATGTCGAATATTTCTCCCTCTGCAATTTCATCATCAGGATTTCTCCTAACGTCATAAGCCTTGGAAAAATCTCCTGTTGAGTGATCAATGGGATCACCTTCTGCTTGAGCGATGAGTCTTTCTGCTTTGCCAATCACGCCCCTCTCAACATAATCCACTATATTTGAACCCATTACAGAATTATCTGTTCCTGGGTGGTTATGAAAGTGGTTATACCAACTTCTTAGACTCACAATCTCATTGGAGTCTCCCAATCCAAGATTTTCAGCATCCCCTATCAATTCATTCATATACTCTACGTCGAAGACAACTGATCCATCTGCATTTGTCCTATTGTAAGTCTTCACCCGTGGAGCAACTGGCTTCCATCGCTTAGTGTGGATTTTGGAGGGATGTAGTGAACTTTGTTTTGGATTCATCCCTTGTGAGTAGCCACGCTGTCGTTGCATTTCCTGATTGACCACTTGTTCCAAATAAGTAGTGATTTGTGACAAGGTTTCTTCATCCAAACTTCCTGGTTGAAGTCGGAAGCAACGTAGTAAATCTTGTTCTATTTGTCCAGGAGAGAACGATCCTTGCTCGATAGAGTACAAAACACTTTCCACGAACTTGTCTGCATATTGTTCGTTGAGCATGGAATCATCGATGATTTGATGAACAGCTTGAGTGATATTGTTCTTCTGTTCGTTAGTAAGTTCAATGGGAGTGAAATTACTATTTTCCATCACTGCACCTTCTTCAGTTTATCGAGGTTGAGGTATTTCCCTACGTCATCCGGAGGTATTTTCTTGGCGAGTTTGACCAACTCACTAGCGGACAGAGTTCCCCTACGATCTTCGGTATCGATCTTTTCCAATACCCTTCCAGTAAGTTGTTGGTCAATTTCATCATGTTCCAGCATTTGCAACACTCTTGAAGTGGTGTTCTTAACCACGGAGTTATCCTTGTCCGTACCTTCCCCATTCATGATATGATGGATAGCTGCTTCATAGTGTTGTTTGTTGTCCAGGTGGAAATCCTCATCACTAATGATACCACGCATTGCCCTCCCCAAGAAGGATTCACCACTAGCCTTTTCCATCTCAGCAATCTTCTTTAACCTTCCCTGAAGGGGTTGTTGAAGTCGGTCCATATAGTCCAGAGGTTTCTTAGGCTCCTTCTTCCTTCGTTCACGAGTAGGAATGGGTCGAAGTTCCTCTTCCTGTTCCACTTCTAAGTTTTCTGGCTTCAAGGTTCCTTCCAGGTAGTTATCCATCTCAGAAGCTTTGAGGGTGCCATAACCTGCTTCACTAAGGTTCCTCAGAATGGCTTCCTTGTGTTGCTGGCTAATGTTACCACTCTTCAACTCATTCAGGACATTGGCACGAGTAGCCTTCATGTAGGAGAGGTTAGTTCTCTTGGCGTTCTCCCTGTTACGGTTAATGTCCCTCAAAGCTTCCTTGTAACGCTCACTATGAGTGATGGAAGAGTAAGCCAACACTCCGTTGATAAGTCTATCGGTGAAGGAGATACCTGTACCTTCTTCGGCTAGTTGGATACGATCCATCCGTTGTTGGAGTTCTTTCATGGGAGCTAGTTTTTTCTTCTGTTCAAGATTTTCCAGAATAGCAATTACCAGCCCATGCTTCTTGAGTTTACTGGTTCCTTTGATTCCTAGCTTGAAAGCTATCTTGTCTAGTCCTGATTTAAGTAGACCACCCCTCTTCATTGAGGAGGTTTGTTGGATTTCCTCCATCAACTGGTCAAACTTCTGAACATCTCCCTGTGATTCGGCCTGTCTCACCTTACGGGTAACGTCCTCATGGTTTACCTTTTGAGGCTTAGGCTTAGGCTCCTTCTTGGGTTTCTTGGGCTTAGAGGCTTCTTCCCGTGGAGGACACTTCACTCGTTTTCCATCGTCAGTGCAGTAACGATAACCACGTCGGTCCTTACGTTCCTTGAGTTCTTTGGTGACATGAAACAAACCACTTGCTCGCAAAAGTCTTTCGAGAGGAAATCCCATCTTGACTTGTGGTGGGGAAAGGAATTTGGTGAAGTCTTGTACTTCTTTGTCCATATCTTCTTTAGGCATAATCCACAGATCAATCAACCCCTTCATAAAAGGCCAAATTCTCCCGTCTTTATTGGCTTCGTCATTGTCTCGATATTTCAACACTTCCCAACCACGAATCATGAACCAGTCTGCTGCCGCTTCTGGTATGATGAAATCAGGATCATTTTCAGGCTTGTTGAAGGAAATGTACATCGCACCTTTAATATCACCACTCCTACCATAATGTCGAACTGTTAGTCCAAACTGCTGTGCAAAACTACTTACATCATCTTGAAGGTTTTTCCTTCTCCACTGCAAAGTTCCACTCTTGACGTTGGGAGCTAGGAAACGAAGTGGAAGGGGATGAGATTTATTTCCTCCTTGCAATTTCTCTTGACGCTCCTCAGCACTTTGAATCAAATCTTCCAATTCATCTTCGGGGCTTTGCCAACCAATACTAGTTCCTTGCAAAGATTGAATCCAACTGCTAGCATATCCCTCCGCATCAATACTTCTGTTTTCATGGTAGATGTCTCCAAAGAGTACATTGGCAGTTTCCAACAAATAATCATGCAGTTCTTCCCAGGCTTTTTCCTTAAACATCCCTCGTACTAAATCTCCATTGAATTGGAAGTGGGACTTCTTGTGGGAGGATAGAGATTTAGTGTCTTTGGGAAAGAACATTCGGATGCGACTGTTTTTGTGGTATTGGGTCATATGTCGCATGGGGGAATATCCACGCTCCTCAAACCAATCCTCAATTACTTCTTTTGGAGCCATTGGAACGGGGTTTTGTTCTTGGCCTAAATATTCCAACTTTTCGGAATACTTACTAGGCCACGCTTCATAGTTAAGAACAAGCTCAATGTGACCAACATGTCTTCTCCAGTTGAAATCATAAAATCCAAATTCATTGACAAAATCCCAGGAGTGTCTTCCTAGATTTTTGTGGTGAACACCATCGAGAGGAGTAAATTTTTTTCTCTTCTTTCTGTTCAAAGAAAATTCTGCATCTCTTACAATAGCTCCTCCTGTATCATTATTGATCCAGGACATAGATTTGTACCTATTATCATTTGCCCATATTTCCAACAACCTTCTCTCATCCCACACGTCTGAGGTTCCTAGATAGGAGTTAATCTCATGAAGAGTAGGATGATACACAACCCCAACTTGAACATCCGGTGGGAACCCTTGATGAACCAATGCTTCCTCTACCTGGGCGGATGTTGGAATTGTAACTGAACCGACCCTGCCTTGTAAAATTCCTACTTGGATTGGCATTTCCACTTCTGGTGCTGTCTCTCGTTTACCCCCCGAACCCCCTAACAATTGATATTTGATTGGAAAATGAACAGTTTGCTTACCTTCTTCAAAAGGGGATAAGAAAGCATACTCTTCTCTTCGCATTGCTCGTCGTAGTTTATCAATACCAGGATAGCCTGCTTCCTCGGCTGCATCGGTGATTATTTCAAAAGGAACTTGATCTGTAATCATGTTGAAAACAGTTTTTGCGGTTGGTTTTTGAATGGCCTTAGCATAGTATGCCTTACTGTTCTCTGCAATGAATCCTCTTTTCACACGAGGGAGAGTAGGAATGGATTTCCCTCCATAGCCATAATATTCCTCAGGGAGAATGGCATCATAAACTGCAATATCTTTGTTTACCAATCTCCCGGTTCCTCCATATCTCCTACCAGGGGGAAGAAACTTCCTCTTATCATGAAAACCAGTTTTCATTACGTCATCGAATTTCCTCAAAACTCTTGCAAAATGATATTCATCTTCAGGAGACTTAACGGAGTTTTCAAATTCTTGTATCCAAGAGTCAGCAAATGTTTCGGGAGTTAGGTATTGATTATTTTGATAAAAACTACCCCAAGTCTTCGTAGCTAACTCCATCAAATAGTCTCGAAGTATTCCCCAATCCTCATCCTTTATCATGTCTTTCACAATATTGATAGAATAACCAATTGAATTCCCTTCCAAGTGCGAGTGGTATTCTATCTGGAAGTCCTTAACAGCTTCTCTAAGTTGTCGTTCTGCCTGACGATGCCTTTCGTTCAAAAATCCCCATCGAGGGTCTTCTCTAATTTCCTCACCAAATCTTCCAACCTCACTATCAAATTGTGCCAACCCTTCCTTGTTAAAAGCATCGGCTAGGTCATTAGCTGCTTGAACTGCTTTGTCAACATCCTCTTCCCGATAGGCTTCGGAGATTGAGTTCTGAGTTTTGCCAGCAGCCACAATTCCATCTACCGAAGTTAAGTAGTTGGAATAACTCCTAAGTGTATCTTGTACTTCCTTGTAAAGTCCCCCAATCAGAAGTTGGATGATGGAATGGTCCTCTCTCCCACTCATCCAACTGTCCAACGACCAACGGAAGGACTTTTGGTTGGAACCACCTGTCAAGCGTTTCCTTCCTAGGAAGGGAGATGCCTTGACATGGGGAATTTCCATTCCATGTTCTTCCCAATCATCCTCCTCATCCTGTTCCATTTCTCCGGGAGATAAGTCAGAGAACAAACCACTTTCAAAAGCATCCTGAGCACAATTTTCACACATCAACGTGCCAGTTTCATCCTGCATATCAATACGGTAAAGGGATTGACTTCCCGTGTGGGAGCAATGACTTTCTCCAGGATGAACTGGACAGCCAGGATCGCTACATTCACAAGGTGAAGGAAGAGGAGGAGACTCATTTCCTGGCTTGGCTCCGAATTTGATGAAAGTTCCATCATCTAAAGTGAGAACGAATTCTGTGTTTTTAATTGAGTCCGTTCTAGTATATCCAATATCAGTCCATCCCCAACTTGACATTTCATCATCGCCTGGATAAATATAATCTGGTATATTTCCATTTTCACTCATCAATTTTTCTATATCGTCACTACTCATCGTCGGCGAGTTGATGTAGTAAATCTGAAGTTGTTCATGCTCTTGAAGGTAGTCCCAAGCTTCCTCTGCTTCCATATCCTCCCAACGATGGGGAAGGGCTTTTACATCATGAATTCCTCTTCTTTCACTGTGGGGGGTTCCTTGAGGGGCATAGATATGAAAGAGAGCATAGATTTGGTCTGCAAGACGTTCCTGTTGATCAATCGACAACTCGTTATATCCATCACCAAACCAAATTTCTATAAGTGCTCGAATTGACTCGCGAGTTGCTTTCCACCCACCTGGATGACCTTGATATCCTGGTCCACTTGTGAAAAGGGCATTAACGAACATTCGTCGTTGAGGCTCACTTCTCCTATCCCTAGGCATCCCCGAAAATTCATGATGGATAAGAGTGGTCAACTCACGTTTCAAATCATCTTCCGTTAATGCTTTCTGATACACTCCTTCTTGCAACTCTTTGGCACACTCTTGCAACCTACTGAACTTAATCTTAGGTTCAATGTCCTTTTGGAACTCCTGACTAGACTGAATAATCTCGTCGAAGGAGATGTTGGAAGGAGCCAACTCCTTTTCCAATCGTTCGGCTTGTTCCTTGATTTGGGACAAGGCTTCAAACTTCTCGGCAAAAACATCACTTGTGGCCATTATGAACTTCCTCAAAAAGTGAGGATGAGAAGAGAAAAAGAAAAGGGAGGATGCCGTTTCCTACATGCTGGAAGGAGTCTAAAGGACCAGCATCGGCAGAGCCTCCCCATAAGTCCAAACATCAAGGTGTTAATCATGCAGGCTGGAAGAATCCAGAAATCTCAGGAGTGTAGCACACGGTGAATGCAGCCGTTCCGGAAGCTGCGGGACAAGCGATAAGTCCAGAGAAGAAAACAATATCCACAGTCTGGGGAGCACCCGGCTGCGAACCAGTCAAAAGATTACCAGATCCACCCACTGCCCAAACAGGAGGAATAACTCCCACTACTTTATGCCCGGAGTTGACCAAAGGCATACCAGACGTGGCAACCGGCACTGCGTCCACAAAGTAAACTGGAGCACCTGAGTTGATGTTAGTCGTCACCAGGATGGAGTTCAATCGTCCACCACCAGAGAAGATAATGGTGGTGGAATTAACCCCGGACAGGGCAGAGTAGGTCTGGAGTCCACCACGATTCCAGGCCACAGCTCCATCGTAAAGGTTCCCTGAGTGGACGTTGGCCCCTGCCATACGCATCGGATTCTTAGTCGTCAAACTCATCGTTTCTGTTCCTCTATTCCGTGAAGGGTAGAGCAGTATCCCGGCCTGGCCATAAGACCCCCACAGGAATGAAACAATTCACCCCTGCTTAGCTGCGGGCTTCACTCCCACTTCATTAAATGTATTTTACTAGATGTGATTGAATTATGTCAAACGAGATGTGGCAGAAAGGCTGGTTGTAATTATGGAGACTTGTGAGTACAATAAGGTCGAGAATGGTGGGGGAGCATGACTTCCCCCACCATCCCCTCGCCAACAAACTATGTCCTTCGTGGAGAACACGGTCTGTGACTACCAATAAGTTTAGCGATCTATCCCACCTAAATCAATTCTTCGAGCCATACCACCCCAATCAACATCCCTACGTCTATCTGATTTGTCGAGTTTCTTCACCCAGACAAGAGATGAACGGCACCTTAGCCAAACATCGGAAGTATCTGATGGAAGATGCTAGTTCTAGTATTATTCGCGGAGTGAACTGTTACGTCGGTCCCTCCACACAACGAGAATGGTACAAACACCTCACTAATTCCTCAATCATAGCCAAGGAACTCAATTGTGTTCTCCTGGCCTATTGTGTTGACCGATACATAAGACCAGGAGGCTGGAGTGTACAACATCCCGAACACTATCCTACCCTTGAAGAACTGAACCACCTCAAATCATGTGTTGGGGGTATAAACATGGCTACCGTACTCCCACCCAGCAGTCCCTTCCAATTCGTCAAATCAATCCAAGGTAAGAAGGAGAAGAAGGAACGAGTACCTTCACCTTGCTTCCAGGATCAACGTAGAGAGAAGTGGTATGATTTCGTATTAGATCAACGTCAAAAGGGTTGTACACTATGTCAGATACGAGATCACATCAATAAGGCAGAAGGTGGGAATTACATAAGCCATGTTACGATTGACAAGTGGACCAAAGAAGTAGGTAGCCGAAGCACAAGATTGAAGAGAAGAGGTTGCAAATAAGGTAGGTAAAAGGATTTAAACTTTACTATACAAAGTGTATTTTCTCCCCCATAGCAGAAGTACCATCAAACCTAGTCTTTTACCTTGTTTTCTCTACTTTTGGGGTAGGACTACCAATATAACGTTACCTTACCTACCTTTTCATGCAAATTGGTGTCCTTTTTGTACCTCTTCAATCTACACCCCAAGGGGGTTATTAGGAGAAGGGATACTGCAAGGTTCCCAACTACTTTTAGCTTGTTTTCTAGCTAACTGTTATACGATCTCTATCTATAGAACTCAACTAACCCATTTTGGGGAACTTGATACTCTTAGGGAGAGTATGTATTCGTTTACTCTAGCAGTTACCTTACCTACCTTTTAGTCATAGCTTGGCATCCTTCTTGTACTTCTCAATCTAGTTCCCGAAGGGCTAGGAGAGTTGTCACAGTAAGGTTCCCAATTACATTTCCAGATGATGATGATGATGTAAACAGTTATTCATCAATTATTCATCAAAACAACCATTTCCGACGACCGAAGGGAGGAGGAACATGAGCCACGAAGTGGCGAAATGCCAGGACATTGATCACTTTTGATAACTTGTTTCATACACCACAACTCCGTCTTCTTGATATTGCTTTTCTAACAAATCAAGATAAGTGAAATCATTACCTATGATATCATTCAAATAATGACAAACTCTACCACATCTAGTACTCCCCATGAAGTGAAGATAAGCAAATCTTTCATAACCTCTTTCACACAAAAGATCATGCAAGGGAGGCAAGGCAGTTTCATCACCATCCTGGTATGCTTTGGCTAAAGCTTGAAGTGGAGTCATGGTGTTATTCCTTGGCAAGTAGTAAATCCAAAACCCAGCAGCCCCTCACATGAGGATCGAAAGATTGTTCCCATCCAAATCCACTTGTCCTGGAACAATAAGTACATGGAGAAATTTCCTTACCTAGTGATTTCCACTTGGCTCCTGTACCGTCACACTGAGAACATACTTTCCATCCTCGACAGTGTCTCAAGATGTTCTCATTCGTGCAGTCTGCCTCCTCCAGCATATCTCCCAGGATGGGCATCATGGTAAAATCCCTGGATTGGTATATTTCCTGAGCAAGATTAGGAATAGTTTTACCGTTCCAAGTGAGCCAGCGGACATTGAATGATGTATCTGGTTTTCTAGTGATGTTCTGGTCCCAATCATACTTCTCCACGGGACACCACGGATTCCCGAAAATGTCCCTCAACAATGAGGCTCGTTCTGCAAAAGTTGGTTTATTCCTTCCAAATTCCGTCCATCCCCTAGCCCATCCTTCGTCGGAGTATTCTGTTCCACACTCACTACTCATTCCGTCTTTCTCATAACCCTCTACTACTTCCAATGCTGTTCCTTGTGCTAAGCAACATGCACAGGCATACAGCCTTAACTTTCTATCACTTGCTGTAGAAGGACGCCAGGCTCCATATTGAGCTTCTCGTCCTTCCAACAGCCACTCCAGCATCTTGGTAGGGATTTCACACTTCAACCATTCGGTTTCAGTCATAGTTGTTTTCCTTCTGATGGTGATAAGTTTGCTAGTTCTCGACCTTGAGCAACTAACTTTTCGGAAAAGGCATTTCGTAGTGAAGGTCTCCCAATCCCATCAATTTTCGTTATGGGGAACAAAGAGAACATTTCTTTAGCATACTTATTGAAATTTTCCATTGTGGTTCGCCACAGGAAGGGGAAACCTCGATGGACCATTAATACTTCAACTCCTCCTATCCATCCTTCTTGGATTGTCTTCCCTCGTTCCAAAACACATGGAAAAGGAGTAGAAAACCACTCTTCATAACTTACATACTTCGCTGCCCAGAGGTCCATCACTTGGTCATTTTTGGTGAGATACTGCTTGCAGTTCTTACAGAAGGAAGATTTATCCTTGGGCCAATATAAATTCTCACCACATGAATACATGAACTGATCACAACCATACTTCCCTGACGCTAGTTCTACTTCCAATCGTAAGAATTGAGCCTGGTTCTGTTTACCCTGCTCCTCTAACCAATCGGAGTAAACTAGTCTCACTTCATCATCATGAGGATTTTCTAAGATGGCTCTTAGCAGTTGTTTTCCCGTGGTAGTCATGAGAATTACTCCTTTCCAAGCAAGAGATCCAAAACCCAGCATCCTCGCCAGTGGAGTTGATCTTGTCGTAAGTGACCTATCATTTCCGGAATATCACAACCACTCTCTTCCAAAGCATCTGCCAGGATAGGAAGTAACTCCTGGTCCAAGGTTCCTTCAAGGTTTCGTTTTTCTTCAATCTCTTTCGCAAGATAAGTAACAGTAGAGTTATTCCAGGTCAACCATTCATTCCTGATCATGGCATAAGGTGGTGTCCACATTCCATGTTGCTCCATATCCCACAAAGGAGATTTTCCCTCTTGCTGAATGATGGGTTTGAAAGGATTTCCGATCACATCGTGAAACATCCTGGTAAGATTAAGAAGGTAAGTAGCATGAGGGACCAGATAATCTCTGCCAATCCTATCCAAATATTCCCAGGTGGAGGAATGATGTACTTCCCCTGAATTCTCTGCCCAATGCAAATTATCTTTTTGGATATCACAATTTTCACTTCCGAATGCCAGCCACCATATATGAGCAGACAACCAACGCATCTTTCTCGTGGAAAGAGTTCCTAAAGGAGGAATATCCTTTTGACAGGATTGCACAATCCAACTGATTATCTCCTTCGGATCGGTAAGGGAGAGCCACTTCTCTTCATTCATGGTAGTTACCAAGGTCATTGAGTCACTCCTTGAGTTCCAAGCCTACTTTACGGAGCATGGTAATAATATCATCCACGGTTACTTGACCAATGTTGACAATAGACAACAGTTTCTTCCTTCCTAGGTTAGCAATATCCTCCACCGTCACTTATCCCGTTTCCTTCCTCAACAGATAAGCAACATGTCGATGCATACTTCTTACACGATAAGGAGGGAACTGGTTGGTGAATCTTCTATAAGAAAACTCAGTCCACTTCATAGGGAGGAAAGAGTTAGGATTAATCCCTCCCAAGGTAGCCAATACCTCTACCAAAGAAGTAGTGTCAGATGTTTCCATGAGGAGGTCAGCCAGGGCATGGACCGCTACCATGTCCTTCTCACTTTGAATAGCCTGAAGTAAGGCTCGAACATTTTGAGACATCATTTGGTTTTGTCCTTGGTAAAGTCTAGAGGAGGAAGGTTCACTAAACCTCTTCCATAGTTCACACATTGTTGAGACAACCACTTCTCTGCTTCAAGGAGAGTGAAAAATACAGGAGATCGTCCTACCCCTTTGGCATACCTTGATTTCTCGATTTGAACAATCTCTGCCGGAATGTTGTACGATGAGTTAGGTATCTCCTTCTTTCGAATAGGTCGAAATGCTCTCCAATAGTAAATCCGTTCTTCGGTTCCTCTTTTCGGTCCTTCAAAATGGTGTTGTATTGCCACAAGAGGATTCTTATCAATCAATCGAACTTCTGTAATGGGATGTAAAGAGAACAACTCCTTTGCATGGTTAAGAAATTCCTCGCAAGGAAGGTGGATCCTAAAAGTAAATCCTCTCCTCCATTGCCAGGACCATTGAGAAATAGTCTCTGGGAAATGTTCCGGAAGTATCCACCAGCTAAACCCCAAACCAGATAATTGGATTTGCCTCATTTTCAACGGTTTGTTTTCGTGCATATCCAGAACACACTTGCCATTGTGATGCTGCCGTCCACTTCCTTCCTTAACGCACCTTCCACATAGGCACTGAGAACGAAGTTTGTCTACCTGCAACTCCACTCGAATGAATTCAGCACGGTCTTGCTGTCCATTCTCTTCCAGCCAGTCTGAATAGACGAGACGAACATCATCATCATAAGGATCTTCCAGAATGGCTCGGAGGAGGGATTCTCCGGTGGTGGTAGTCATGAATACAAACTCCTCAACTCATCTTCAGAATATCTTAGAACGTTATCCAACAAAGCACATTGGGCTGGTCCGATGTTACAACCATGCCACTTCCTCTTTCGTAAGTGGGTGGTGACATGATCTTGTCTCAATCCCATCTCCAACCACAGGTCATAAAGTGGCTGTCGTGCCGACTCGTCTCCCTCTTTCAATGCTTTGGCTAGCATCACTAAAGTTTGGTGTGGTGTCATTTTTTGTATGCTCCTACGTTGGCAGTGCAATACTGAATACAACTCCCAAAGTTCATGGCATTGGTACGACACTGACACTCATATTGATCATAAGGATTACAGTGGAGGTCCAGCCACTCAGCAATGATCGGCCCACTAGAAATATGAGAAGTGGTTTCATAGAACATAACGCGATGACCATTGAGGATGCTCCAAAAGAAAGCAACATTAATGGGACTTCCAAGAAAGTAACCTACTCTGACAAAACACCCTGGATTCTCCTCTTTCCAGGTAAGATGATATCTTGGACTTTTGGTTATTCTTTCGTCATTCTCTCGCCATAAAGTTATCATCTCAAAGCTTGTTGCCTCTATGACATATTCTGTCTGAGCAAATCTCTTATCTAGCTCTTCCTTCTCCACGGAAGGAAGGATAGAGGTAATGAACTCTTTGACCAAAGAAGGGTTTTCTTCTACCCAATCTAGGAGAGCATCCTGTGTAGCTGGACAAAACGGATCGTGTCCCAGGCCACGGAGGAGAACAATTGCATTCTCAATGTCTTTGATTTTCTTGGTGGGCATAATTCTTCTTCCTGGTGAAATAAAAATGACGTGGGTGTGAGCCACGTCATAAAGTAGAATTACATTCTCTTCCCGTTCATCATCCCACAGTGGGAACTGCTTCCATGAAGAGACTCAAACATGGGATCGCGTCAATCGTCTCACACAAGATTAACTTACCAAGGTCTCCGCTTTGAGTCGTCCTGAACTTAGTAGGACGTGGAGTAAACTTCGCCTCACTGAGAAGGTTGCCTAGCGTTTCTTCGTCTAACAGGGACTTATGTTCATCTCCAACGAGAAGGGAATTCAACTTCATGGCCTGGGTCTTGGCTTCCTCACATTCACTTTGCAGTTGGTCAAGAAATCCCAATGACTTCTCCTGATACTGAGTTGTAAGGAATTCCACGTCAGGAACAATGATTCTTACCACTCCATCCGGACGAATGGCTCTCCGCAAATCTTTGAGGATGGCTAGTATCTCTTTGAAGGTAAAGTGCTCCAGGACATGAGATAGGAAGAAGCAGTTTACCACTTCCGTACCGAAGGGAATACCTTGTCGAAGGTCACATTGGGTGAATTTGTAGTTACTTTGTTGAGCATAGTTTTTCAGGTCCAAGATGTCCAAGTTATGCCACCCCTGGTGCAGCATACTCCAGGCACAGCCGATGTTAACCTTGGTCAAACCACCATCTTCAAAGTAGTGGGGGGGAAATTCTCCTTGCTCCGACTCCTGTTGAGTAACTACTTCATGTCCTGGAGGGAGGATACCCTGCCACCACTCTTTAGGTTTGATGGTAACACGAGTCAAATCTCCACTGTCTGGAGGATTGAAGTTGATCCCGTGATAGCCCCTTTTGCTGTAGGTAGCTAGGTCTTGCATAACACGAGGAAGCAATTGCTCCGGAATATGGTCCAACACTGCGATGCTTACTGCTAAGTCATAGGATTGTGCTAAGACAATTCCTTCACACAGGTCACCCAATGCCATTCGACTGGTGGCACGAGTAAGTTCACAGTGAGTGGAAATGTCGATCCCGAAGCAATCTACTCCTCTATCCTCTAACCGTTTGATGAGGTATCCTCGACCACACCCTAGCTCCAGAACACTTTGGGGTTTCCTCCTCAAAATATTCTGGACCGTCATCTCATGGCAGGGGAAGTCCATATAGAAGGGTTTGTAACCTCCACAAAAGCTACCTCCAGAGAAATATCGACGATCAAAACACTTTCTACGACCTTCTGACGTAAGAAGGAGGGATGGGACCGATTTCTCCCTAACCACATTTCCTTCGTAAGAGGCAGATTCAGTCCCATCCCCCTGTTTGCTTTTGGTAGTTTGGGTAATTTCCTTAGTAGTAGGGTTAGTTTCGTTTATACCGCCTTCAGGGGGGTTTCCTACCCCTTGGGTCGTATTACCATCCTCGGACGCGACCTGGACCGTTTTAGGGGTATTTACAAGGGTTTGGGGTTTGGAACACTCTATTAACATATCGGTTTCGTCTCCGGGCCTTGTTTGTGGATTCTGGGTATATGGTGATACGATGATGTTTTCAAACCCCGCTTCGGAAAATATCTTGGTAGCCCATCTTGGAGACCATGCTGATTTGTGTGCATTTTCTCCATAGTCTTGTCCACCAAATAACATACTTCCCTCGTCCCCATCCCATTCCGGTTTTGCAAGAATGTATTTCATCTGGGCTTCGGTGTTGGGTACTACGACCACCAGTTTTCCTCCTGGTTGCATGATTCGATGAATTTCTTTTAGAGTTTGCGTGACTAATCTCCAAGAGATATGTTCCAAACAAAAGATAGACAACACTATTGGCCATTCATCATCTTTAATTGGCCAAGGAAACTCTTCAAAATTCACTACGAAATTGACTCTTTTGCCTTGACGTACATCTACATTGCAAGTGGTGATTGGCTGTGGGTTGTCCCCACCACCAAGTTCGAGAACCTTTGAACCTTCCGGAAGATTGGTGAAACGAATCATTGATTATCCTTTGAAAAATAGAGAATAGGTGGGAAATTCCCACCTATTCTCATACCTAACTAACCTCACCCTAAAAACCTCAACCCAACTAACCGGACCCACCAGACCAACCACAACGAACCCTAACGTATCTGACCGAACCGCATGTTCATTCCCAAACTAGCTCTCGCCAGTTGAAGGGAATGATTCCATCTTCCAATGCCTTGGCTATCATACCTCGGTGTCGGAAATCAGCACGGAGAACATGACAGCGACGGCAAAGGACTCGTAAATTGGTGTGATGGTTCGTTCCTAACTTCCCTGAACGAATGTGGTCCACATGACATTCATTCAGAGCCACTTCCTTGTTACAGTGGAAGCACCTTCCGTTGTCTCTTTTCCAGACTGTTTCCCTGGTCTTGTCCCACACTTCCCTCGGTTGGCGTTTCTTGGGCATCTTCCAACTCCTGGTAAGAAATCACATCGAATCTCCCACATCCCACTCGAATACCATCTCCCAAACCACCAAGGGTTCCGGAATCTCGGAGAATGGCTTTCATTTGTTCACGGGAGATGATGGTTTTGTCCCAACGCAAGGTAAATCGTGCTTTCCAACCAGATCTGGTTGACAGACGGTATCGAATGTTCCTCCCTTTTGTAGATGGATTCCGAACTGATGTTATGTAAACGAACACCAGGATGGAAGAGTCGGTAGGAGAAAGAACATACTGTTGTGTTAATTTTTCAGGCATCTTCCGATTGAGAAGAACCACATCTTCTTCTACTTGGAGCGTTGACACCAGTTGGTTTTGAAGAGATCCGCGTCCTTTCTTGGTATGCACGGCTCCATTTTTCAAACACCCAAAGACATAGTTTCCTGGTATGTACAGATTTCCGTCCTCTGTAACCATACAGGTTTTCTTCCACTCCTCCGGGTTGTTTCCTGCGACTCCTGACCGTTCTTCTTTTTCTAATGGGATGGCATCAGGACCAAAGCGATGCTGAACCAATGCTCTACTCCCCTGAACCAACACTCTTGCTCTTACGATGTTTGACATGGACCTTGCCCTTTCGTGGTTCTTCGTTCCATCGAGCACTTTTGCATTTAGGACATATCCTCACATCACGAATGCGGGGAATCCAGGTGTAACCACACCGTTTGCAACAAAGCTCATCTGGAAGTTTGATTTCCATGTTAGGGTATCCTACGTTAACGTACAAGTATTGTCAATAGCAAAAACTAAATTTTCTTTTCCTTGAGGATTTCAAGTAGTATGTGATGGAGTAAAGTAGTCTGATAGATAAGGATATTGGACAGAATGAAAAACATAGCCTTCACTCCTGATTCAACATTGGAGTGGTCATAGATCCAGTCCCAGGTGAACCATACGGAGAGGAAGAAAGAGATGATAAACATGAAGTAAAAAGCATTTTGGGATTTCTTCACCTCAGTTGGATCGATCATGATTCTTCCTTTGGAGGTAATTTGACTACAATCACTTTGTCCTTACCTACAATCTCTTCTAGTTCTTGTACAGGATCACGAGACAACCATGCCATAGGCGGAATGGGTTCCAACTCCAGTTCCTCTCCAAAAGTGGAGTATTGCTCATTCAGCCACACGTCTAGTTCTTCATTGGAAGTAGGTCCATCTCCTACTCTGTTGAGTTGTGGAAGTTGTTGTAAAACAAAAGGGTGACAGATTTTCATCGCACGAGGAATCTGATGGGTGAAGATGTCGTCGGTGGTGAGAAAGTTGAGAATGTCAGACACTCCGTCCATACCACGATTGGAAAGAAGTCTTCCGGTAGTGATAGTAAGGATGTCACTTAGATGAAATTTCTTCATGGTTGCTCCAATTCGTGTTGAAGGTTCTCTTTCATCCGGGAGAGTCTGGATCGGTAGGGACAATCCGGTACACAGGTTTCAATCTCATTGATTCTTGTTTTCAGGTCAGCAATGTACTTTTCCTTATTTCGTAATTCTGCAAAAACCTCCTCGATGGGAATGAATGGTCCTTTGTATAGTTCATCCTCATCCGTCATCTTCTTGAAGCAGGGAACACAATGGTACACTGGACGATGGTGTAATTCCAAAACCTTGCGAGCCATGTCAGGGTTCTTTTCGCACTCTTCCCTGAGCTTGTCGTCCATATTGATCTTGTCAATAGTAGCAGGTTGAGTTTTCTGTAGGGTGAGAGTCTCCTTACATTTCCAACAAATCCCCTCATTGTCATCGTAATCTTTCTGAGAGTAAATCCACTTACTCTCAATCAGGTAACGAGCATGAGGACAATCGCAGGTAGGTTTCTTCATGGTTGCTACTCCATCTTTGGTTCTGCTCCTTGGAAGATCACTTCAGGACGATTGACTACCTTTCCAAATGGTGGCATCTCCACGATCTTCACATCACTCCGTTCGATCATCAAATCTGGATTGGTTCTTGCTTCGTGTTTAGTAGGCAAACTTTCCAACTCTTCACTAGTGAACTTTCTGGTGGTAACTTGCTTTTGTACAAAAGTTCCACGCTTGAAGAATGGTAAATAGTCATTCCAATTGATACCACGACCAAATAACATCTCCTGCATTTCGGGACCATTCTTGTTGTAGAGTTCCTTGTGACTAAAAACGGATTGGGCTGCCATAGAAATGGAGTTTCGAGTAGCATCCTGCTCCCGCCACAAGAATACGTTAACCCCTTCCACTATGTTGGGAACATTCCATACTCGACAATCGAAGTGAGCAATGGGTAAATTCATCAATGGAAATCTGGAGGGGACATGTTTGTTGAACCATCCCGTACACAAAGAAGACAACACTGATACCATCTTCTGAATTTTGCCATCGAAGAAGATTTGACTTTTGAAGTCGGTACTGTGCCAAGCCAAAGTGATTTCATCCGACTGCACGTATCCCATACAAGCATTGGTTTCTTTGACAAGGTAAATCGTGGTGTCAATCATAAGGGCAGAAAGTCGCTCATCGTAAGGACGTTCCATCCCCCTGGTCCAGTTGTGGAAGTTCTTTCCATCAAGACGAGCAAAAGCAGGGAGGAGAGGAATAAGTTTTCTTCTTGCTTCCATCCCTTCATAAAGCTTCATACGTTCACCAAAATCAGTTGTATCTGCCATGTTGTTCTCCTAAAGGTTAGTACCAGTTGCAGACCCCGGAGTTGAACCGGGAAAGAGAAACTTATGAGGCTTCTCCAGGAACCGTCCAAGTCTGCGATCAATGACCAGAGTGGGACTCGAACCCACAAGCCCATAAAGAGCATCAGATCTTAAATCTGATGTGTTTCCCAATTTCACCATCTGGTCATAGACTGTTCTCAAGGTTTAAAGAATGGGTTCAGTTGGAATTGAACCAACAACCGAAGGATTATGAGTCCTTTGCTCTACCATTGAGCTATGAACCCAAAGGCAACCCGCAGGATTCGAACCTACATCTTCCTCCGGAAAGGAGGTTGTCCTACCGTTAGACGAGGGTTACGATAAAAAACTACTCCCACTTGCACCAGTCCAGGTCATCCCGTCTCTATCTCCCTCCTGTGGAGGTAATAACGACTTCGGGGTTTATAGACCCTTCTTCCCAATGTAGTTGAAAGTAGTTTGTCTATACAGAAGTATTAACATTCAACAACTTGCTAATGTATAAACAAAAATCTTGAGAATCCTGACAATAAAATAGAGATTCTCTGATTTCGTCAAGAATTTTAATCATATCTTTCTTACTCATAGATTCAAAATCTGGGCGACTTTCTTGTAAATCATTCATTACTTTATCTCTTCTTTCTTACAGTTCGTCTTCAGTCGCTTCTCGAAAATCTGAAGTATGCCTCATAACTTGAATGTTACCGCTATCCATGTCTACTAACACGCAATGACCCGGAATGTTTCTTATTTCCGTGAGGAATATAAAGTGTTTCTGTCTTTTTTGTCCATACCCCAAAACTCCGTAATATTTGATTCTGTCATATTCTGCTAGTTGGTTCCAATACTTCGGATTGAAGTTTTTGGGTTCAAACACCACCACCGTTCCAAGTTTGAATTTCTTTGGTTTCTTTTGCATGACTCATAACCTAGTGGTAAAATAAAGAGAAGTGTGGGATATGGTTTCCTTCGAGTTTTCTGCCGCCCTTAACTCCCCACTCCGGAGGAGCTACGAGTCGAAGCCGCTTCCCATTATGCGGATTCCCACACTTCTCTAATTCAAAGACCCACCGAAGTTGCAATCTCCTCTACGATGGGTTTTAACTCTTCGTGGTCGTCGATGACAAAGTATGTAGACCCCTCATTGAAGATGACGTGGATCATAGTCACATCATTCTCTTCCGACCATCCCGCGTCCCAGGCATCACGAGCAGCCATGTTTTTGTAGATCATCGTCTCTGACACTAGCTCCGTATAAACAGCTTGTGGCCAGAATTTCTCAACCTCACTCATGATTGTTGGTATACTCAACGCTACCGGAATCTCTAGTTGACATCCATGAAGGTCCATAGTTGTACTCCTTGTTGATTTCCCTCACTTCTCGTAAGAGCGAGAGGATGGATTTGGACCATCATTCAGTGTCACCACTGGTTTTGCTATTAAACTACTCTCGCAGATAGGCACTACAGGATTTGAACCTGTGACCATTGATATGTAAGACCAATGCTCTACCCACTGAGCTAAGTGCCTATTGAGAACCAGAAGACTTCCCCAACAGAGGTCCATTACGTTCTGTCGTAATCTCTTCAAATGGATTGAAGCTTGACACGAATTCATTCGTAAAACCCTACCGATACTCCAGATCGCAACCCAAAGTAACCTTGTGGTAGGAATACCAATGAACCGTCCATTCCAGTTATCATTCTTAGTATTACGTGAATCCAAAGGAATGGCTAACCTCACCAAATGAGCTTCACATTCTGTAATGGCATTGTCAAGGGATAAGGCTAACCCATCAAAGCGGTCTTCATATTTTGGAGGAAATATCTTCCACTTCCAGCCCCCACGAGGACTGTCACACTCTTCGTCAAAGTAGACTTCCGCATAGTAAGGACGTCTCACAATGCCCCGAACCATGTTGCCTAGTACCCACTCGTCCGGTTCATGTTGTTGCCAGATCACAACTACTCCTTCTTGTTCACTACTGATTTGATGATGGGCATTCCATCATTGCCTGTGGGGACATACACCACGGCACCAGGATGATTTTTCAATGCCTCTACCCAAAGATAGCGAATGTAGTTATCTGTGAGAGTCCCTTGAATGATTTTCTGAGCATCGGCAATACCACTTGCTTCTGCCCGCTTCCGATCTGCTTCTAATTTTTCCTTACGGATGGTAAACTCCATTTGTTGTGCAGCCTGGTCCATTGCCAATTTTTGCTCGATAGCTTTTTGCACTACAGAAGGAAGATCAACATCTCTTAGCAAAACTCTTTCCACAATAATTCCATCAGCCTCCAAAGAAGATTTTGTTTCAGTGAATAAAGAGTTTTCTATCTTCTGACGATTAGCAGTGAAAAGATCTTCTGCTCGATAATTGGAAGTAGCTTCTCGAACCAAAGATCGAAATACAGGAACAATAAGCACTTGATCGTATCTCTCCCCGTACTTCTGGAAAATGGCAGGGGCATCTTTTGGTTTGATGGAATAAAGGAGGGACACTTCCAAATGCACCCCTAGACCATCTTTCGTGGGAACATCCCCCTCTGCTTTGTATTCCCATGTTCGTATTGATATTTTATGAACGGATTTAAGTGGATTGATCCAGTTAAATCCTTCCTGAATAGGGTGATCATCCACTGCTCCAAAAGTGGTTAGAACACCCACATGACCAGCGGGAATGGTAGTCCAACTCTTCATCAATATGATAAAGAGCAAAAGAAACACGGATGCCACACCAAATCCCAAACATCCAAAATAGAAATTTCCCTTTTCCATACCAAGCTCCTTTATGGTTTTTGCCATCTTATCATGAGAACCATCAAATGAATTTCATCTGGTTCCCCTTCATTTCCCACCCGTGCTTCCATCACATCCCCTATTTCAATAGCTTTTGAGATTCCAAATTCGTCAACTACAATTCCTGCTGTCTCCGGATTCATGTGGAAGTCTCCTTCCTTGGGACTACCCCATGTAACCACATCCATTGTCAGGAGAGCAGTTCCTCCTGGTTTAAGGACTCGTTTGGCCTCTTTTACGCATTGTGCATACTTACTTGAATGAACATGCTCCAGGACGGAACAGTTGACATAGCGGTCAAAAGTCTCATCAGGAAAAGGTAGTTCACACATATCACCTTGGGTTTGCTTGATGTTATCAAAACCAATCTGGTCAATGGTAACTTGAGCCTTCTTGATGAACTCTGGATTGATTTCCAAACAATCTACCCAATGAGTTCTAGTTGCCATAGCAAACTTCAAAATACTCCAACCACTTCCTATGTCCAGCACTCGATGATGTTGTTGAAAATCTCCTTCCCTCAATATCCAAGGCCACTCTCGTTGTCTACTCCAGTGCATAGGAGAGGGAGTATTGGCGAAAACTACGTTAGCCAAAGCTCCTCGTGCAAAAATACAGGAAATAGGACAAATCATTTCATAAGACAGAAGTTCTCGAATAAGAGGATAATCCTCATCCAAACATGGACCTGCTAGAGCAGCATAAGAGGTTGGTTTAATGATCATGTCAAATTCCTGAAATTCGTTTACGTTCTTCTACCAAGTTCCATGGATTGGGAGAAGGTACTTCCCACTTTGGTTCTTCCGGAGCACTTGAGATATGAGTAATCCTCCACATCCCTTCATTTCCGAGGGGAGAAAGTTCCTGGGGAGTATCCCATACTCGATGGTCTACCATGTGACAAACAGCAATTTCCTGATCGACTTCTAGTTTGTATCCTAACATTTTTGCCTGAGCCATCTTGCTGGTTACGGGCCAGCAATGACAATGATCTGCTCTTTCATCCACTCCATTGATAATATCGAAAAAGTCTCTGGTGATACTTACGTAAAAGGTCTCCCACTCTCTTGGAACCCAAGGCCACTTGGGAATCAAGGGAGGGGGGATTTTCCAGGTAGAGAAGTCATCAACCAGAGTTGGTTTAGGTGTTTCGTAAACAATGGCTGATCCGGAGATAAGAGTCTTGTCATCAAACTGTTTATGAAGATGGTCCCATGCCCTGATCCAGTAGGGAGGCAGCCAGGTATAATCACTGACAAAGACAATCCTTTCTCCTCTGCAATGGAGGAGAGCACTGTTCCAGGCGTTGCACAATCCGCCTTTCACATTGGAGTAAAACTTGTTTTTACTTTTGCGATAACAAGTAAGTGGTAATCCCATTGAGAGGATTCTTTTCTCAACAACTCCTCGTTCAACTCTACCAGGATAATCATCGATGACAATGAATTCCCACTCGATTGTTTGATCGGTTCCTTGCAAAGTTTCTTGCAAGGAATGACAAAGAATGTCAAATCCTCCAGGTCGGTAGCTGCACAGCACCAAAGAAATCATGACTTGTTTTCTCTCAATTTCTTCAAAGCTCTGGACAGAGCCTTTTCTGCTTCCACTCGATTGATGTAAGAACGAGCATAGTTACTATGGGACAGATTGTCGTTCCATTTCCCATTGTTCCGACCGTCCACAATATATCCATCAAGGTACTGAAATAGACTCAATGCAATACACCATTCTCCGTGAACATGGTAATCTTTTCTGGTTGTCAATCCTATCCTAACGACGGGGAGTTTTTTGGAATCGGGGAAAATCCAAAAACATCGTTCCATACCAGCACAAAACCAAGTAGCTTCATCTCCAGAACCCAATCCCAACGCACATGGGGGGCCAGGCATGACTTTGAGGTTAGCGAGATAGCGTTGTCCTTCTGCTTCATCTTGAAGATACTTCTCCTCCAGCCAATCTGAGTATACTAAGCGAGATTCCCAATCGTCAGGATGTTGGTCAAAATGTTGTTCCCATTCCCAAGCATACATGGTAGTGAAATCTCCTCCCGTGGTCCATTTCCAGGTGTCCACTACGAAGGTGATGAAACTCATCTAACAAATCCTTTATTCGATGATTTTAGGTATTGGAAGAGGAACTATAAATTTTCCTCGATACCCTTTCTTCTTGAGGTTCTTCATCAACTCATCGGCAATGTGCCAGGAGAGAAGAAGGACATACTCTGGTTGGTCATCTTCAAAAATACATTCTTGATCGTAAATGGGAACTCGCGTCCCAGGTAAGTAATGTCCCAACTTGGGAGACTGTGGGACTTCCACAATGCAGTCCAGAATGTTTTCATCTAACCCTAGGAAGTGAACTAAAGTAACTGCTCGGCTAGGTGCTCCTACTCCGTAAAGTCCACTCTCCATTGTGTGCTTGGCTAGCAGTTGGAATAGTTCCATCTTGGCTCTTGCTACTCGTTGACGGAAAGTAGTCCACACATCTTCTGTAAAGAATGCCTTTTCTTCATCAAAAAGAGACATCCATTGAGAAGGACACTTGTGATGATCATAAGTAGCCTCTTTCTTCTGAGCATAGACGCGGAGACTTCCTCCATGAGTGGGAATCTTCTTGACGTAAGTAATTTCCAACCCATGCTGGTCGAAGAGATATTTCAAGCTGGTGAGGGAATAAAAACGTCTATGTTCGTGATACAAACAATCATATTGCAAGTTCTCTATCAGTGAAGGGAGGTAGTGGTTTTCACAAATAAAGACCCCATCATCACTCATCAATCTCCTGATATTTTCCACTACCTCATTGATGTTTGGCATGTGAGCAAAACAGTTTGTACAAGTGACTACATCAGCTTTCCCGATATTGTTCACGATCTCATCGACCACTTTGGAGGAGAAGAACTTGTTGATGGTAGGAATACCTTGCTGTTTGCTCTCCTCTGCGGCTCCTGTCGGTTCGATGTTGATACAGTAGAATCCTGCTTGGTGAAAGTTGGATAGTAAATTTCCATCGTTGCCGCCTAAATCTACAATCACATCCCCTTTCCCAAGATGGGGGAAGAGAAAGTCTACCTCTTGAAACAACTCCTTGAAGTTATCCTTGAGGATTTTGGTTGTGGAACTACGATAAGCATATTCTTTTGGGAAGAGAATCTCTGGATCAACTTCTACGGAAAGTTGAACTAACTTGCAGTGTTGACACTCTAGCAATTCTGTAGGATAGAATACCTCTTCAGGAGGGAGCGGTTCTCCTATCTCCCTCATCGTATTGACAGGAGGAAGCCACCCTACATGGAATACTGACTCCGGAAAGCGAGTAGCACACATCTGACATTGAGTAACTTGTGTTGCTTGCATATTAGCATTCCTTTCTTTCCAAAGGGTGTTCCAGATACCAAAGGATTGTCTTTCTTAACCCTTCTTCTAACATTACTTTTGGTTCCCAACCAAGTGCTTTTAATTTGGAAATATTAGGACAACGATAAGGAGTGCTTCCACTAGGGGATTGAGTATGAATAATCTCTCTTACTGGCTTGTTCATGATTAAGGCTATCCTCAACAACAAGGATTCCATACTCACCACTTCATCGGTTCCCACATTGTAGATATTCCTATGCTCACCTTTTTCCAGGATAGTAAGAATTCCACTTACCGCATCATCAACATAACAAAATGCTCTGGTTTCCTTCCCACTCCCTTGAATCTTCTTTGCGGTACGGGGGTTAGATACTTCTCGTATCAGTTGAGGGATTACATGATCCCATCCCGCGTCGGGGCCGTAGCAGTTATGTGGTCTAATGATTAACATCTTGTTGAAATCTTCACTTTTGTAGTGAAGAGCAAACATCTCCGAGATGATCTTGCTAGCCGCATAACTGTACCGTGGATTCTGAGGATAAGGAATCGTTAGGGGAACTTCTTCATGAGCAGGATAAACAGGAGGAGTTTGATAAACCTCCGATGAGGAGGCAATGAGGAGTTCTCCTACTCCATGCTCCACACAAGCATCCATGACGTTGATGATCCCTTTGGTGCCTACTTCCAACACACGGGATGGGTAGTCGTAGAAGTTTTTCGTCCCATTGATAGCAGCAAGGTGAATCACTGCATCATGTCCTTTTACTGCTGTTTTGACTACGTTATAGTCACAAATATCCCCATAGAAGAAACACACATCCTGTCCATTTAATCTACTGCGGGAGCCACGGGAGTAGTTGTCGAAGGTACTGACAGCATGACCTTGTTGAAGTAGTGTTTTGACCAACGGGGTTGCGAGTGAGCCACAACCCCCGGTAATAAGATAGCGTTTCATTAACGAACCCCCGCTGCAAAATCCTTTTCGGAAATGAACCTCCATGCAGCCCGTAGAGCATGGGACATATCCTCACTGCTGCCAGACTGAGGAAGTCCAAATTGTTTGGAGCAAGCCTCTCCGATATTCCCTACCATAATGTAATCGTCTGCACGAATATTAAGTTTCAATCCATGAAGAAAGTAATCTTTGGAAAGGAAAGATTGCCCCAGGAAGGATACTCGCTTGTGCCAATCAGGAAGTTGGCAAAATACGTGCATGTTCCCACAGATTCCAACAATATCCCCTTGTTGTCGAAGCTCCTCCATAGATTCCAAAGTAACAGGACCATTGGAGATAACTAAAGTTTCGTCAACGCCAAACGCCCAACATCGCATAATTTATTCCTCACATGGGATAATTTTGTATTTCTTCCCGCTAATCGTAATTTGAGCATGATGCTTAGGGTGACAGGTCAACGCCCGGATAACTATTTTGGATGAATCTGGGATAGATATTTCCTCACAAAGAGGAGATTTTTTGTAGTATCTTCCTTCCCCTTTATTTTGAGGAGTAGAAGGAATCTCCTCCCCGTTCAAAATCCTTGGAACCCATTTGATGAAGAGTTCCTTGAGCAGTTGATGAGAAATTTTTACCAAATCTCCCGATGTGTGATGATTCTCTATAGGGAATTTCTTGACCTCAATGATAGGCCCGGTATCATACTCCGGAGCCATGTAGTGGAGGGTAGCTCCAAACTCCTTCTCTCCGTTGATGATAGCATGGTAAGCAAGGTTCCTTCCTTTATACTCTGGGA